CGGTCACCGTCGTATGCAGTAACGTACTGAACGTCATTGACAGTGACGACGAAGTGCAGGACATTGCCGCAACAATCCGGCAGATTATCGACGCGTCCGGCGGTACCGCATACGTCACTGCATACGCGGGTAACCGTTCCGGTATCGGTCAGCAGACAGGCCCGGACCAGTATCAGAGAAACGCGCCCCTCCGCGATTATCTCCGCTTTTTCCCGGGCGCTGCAATTGAAAACGGCGTGATTGTCGTCCGTTCCGGGGAGGCGCGCGCATGATGTTCCCCGTCGTTTTCATCAATTGCCGCCGGTATCCGTTCGTTGACTGGATTATCGACCGGCGTAAACTGGACGAAACCCGTACCCGTGACATGTTGGGCGCGCTTGTAGGCAGGCGCGTCCTGCTTGCAGAGACCGGCCGTGACAGGCCCGTCGTCCGCTGTTCTGCTGTCATCCGTTCCGTTACCGTCGTCCGTTCCCGTGACGACTGGGACCGGCTCCGTTCCCGGCATCGCGTCCCGGCCGGAAGCGCATACGACTGGACACCGGACACAAAGGTGAAATATCTGTACACGCTGTCCGGTGTCGTTGCCTGTCACCCGTTCACGCCTCCGGAAGGCGTCCGTCATGGACGTGTCTGGATGGAATATAACAATTGAAATGGAGGTATTTCCAATGACTATCAAAGACGTGAAAAAAGGCGAATTTATCACCTTAAAGCCGCTCCCGTATCCGAAAGAATCGCAGGTTTGGATCCGCGACGAGTACGACCGTTCCGAAAAAAAATACATGATTGTCGCATGGAATGACTGTTCCCGCTCCCGTTTACTGAAACCGGATACCCCGGTTTACACTGATTTCATTTTTTGATAGGAGGCATAACCGTGAAAGTATATGATTTCATTACTGCCCATCCGGACAGCCATATCCGGATTATCCGTTACGTTCCCGCGCCGGACATCATCGACGAACACGGAAACCTGTCCTGCGGCGGAGAGGGAACCAGTACTGTCGTATTCGACAGCACCACCGGAGATGGTGACCTGTCGCCGGACCTCATGCTGATGGATATCATCAACAGCCCGGAAGACGAACTGACCGACGACGAACTGACCGACCCGGACCACGTCTACGAACTTGAATACATGCCCGACGAATACTGGGCATTATGGAGGTAATGAAAATGAGACTGATTGATGCCGTATCCGGACAGGCGTACACACTGTCAGACCTGTTTTATGACTGGATGGATCTCCGCGCGGAAGATCCGTGGAATCATTCCATCGACTTTCAGACAGAACTGTTTGAAATCCTTATGGCCTCCGTGAACGGCCGCAATGACATGGATGTCTCCGGCATGACGCCGCGGGAAGTAAGCAGGTACATCATCCGCCTGCACAATCATCTCAACCCGTCCACCCCGTGGACATTCTGATAACCATCATATAAGGCTGTCCTACCGGCCATACGGGGAGAAAGGACACTGCTATGAATAACAGCACAATGATTCAGCCCGGGGACGTTATCACTGCCCTCGGCCATTCCTACACCGTTTCCGTCGTCTTGTTCCAGGACTGGTACGGGGACCGTTCCGACGCAAACGGAACAGCTTGGTGGGGTTATGACATCGAATTTAAAGACACGAACGGAAACTATCATCACTGGAAACAGAATGAGGACGGCGGCGACGTTGTCCGGAAGACGCTCTGACTATCATCCGGCTGTCCTATCGGCCACACGGGGAGGAAGGATACACGTATGAATACCGTTTTGCCCGTCACCATCTATGCGGATACAACCGGACAGTACTCAGAAGAAGAACTGTGGCAGATGGAGCAGTATCCATCCGGCCAGATGATCGATATTCCCGTTCCGGAAGACCTGCTGAAGCAATGGTGGTATGACTGCCTTGATTTCGACCGGGAACAGGTTCCCGTTCCGGAAGGCGGATGGCCGGACGTTTCCGATTCTGATTTCTACCATTGGTTACGGAATGAGTACACTGCCGACGACACTCAATGCCTTTATGACTGGTTATTCGATCACGACTACCACTGGCACCGTCTCTGACACCGATACACCGCGCCCGGACTCCGGACGCGGCAACCGATGCCAGACATCGGAGAAAGTGAGGACACTTCCATGATTCACTTTGTACCACGTTCCTACCGTACGCCATCCGGAACGGTATACACCCCGTTCCTGCGCCTTGCAGAGCGCCCGCACCTGCTGATTGCCGGTGCAACCGGAAGCGGCAAATCCGTTGCTCTGAACGGCATCATTCATTCCCTATTGCTGAAGGAATCACCGTTTCACTGCCAGTTCGTTCTGATTGACCCGAAACGGGTTGAACTTGTCCAGTTCTCCGTTCTCCCTCACACCGTCCGCTATGCCTCCGACCATCCGGAAATTGTCCGGTCTCTGCAATGGGCTGTTGAAGAGACCGACAGACGTTTCACCTGCATGCAGCGGGACGGTCTGAAAGAGTACAACGGACCGCACCTGTACGTCGTGATCGATGAGCTTGCAGATCTGATGGTTTCCATTAAGAAGGAAACGCTCCCGCTGCTGCAGCGTCTCGCGCAAATCGGCCGCGCGGCCAGGGTCCACGTTATCGCCTGTTCCCAGAACATTATGGCCCAGACAATCCCGACCGTCCTCCGGTGCAATTTCTCCACGATTCTTGGCCTCCGCACCGCGAACAAACAGCAGTCCCGTTTCCTAATATCAGAAGGCGGATGCGAGATGCTCCCGGACCCGAAGCGCGAAGGAAAAGGATACGGGTTCCTCCGTGACGGCGCTGACCTTGAGAAGATTCTCATATACAAGTATCCGGACTCTGAAATTGAATCCGTTATCCGTTGGTGGACGTCGTCCGCCTGCATTGCATCATGAAAGGAGAATACTCATGAACACCATTCTTGACACCCTTCCCGCTGCCTTGACGGACTATGTTTTCTCAGACTACCAAGAGAACGTCTATTATAATGGCCATGAACCGGCCGAGTCCGTGGACGTTCTCCGCCCGTACTGGGAAGAATACGTCACTGACCGTCAGACAATCGGTTACCCCGTTCCGGAAGGACTGACACCGGAACTGTACTGTGAGATCTGGAATGCTTGGTATGAAGTCAGGACTGCCATCGAAAGAGAAGTAAGGAGGAATAGCAAATGAAGACTGTAACCTATACAGACCTGTATGAGGACTGGATTGCGGAAATCCTCCGCGAACTCCCGCACAACAGTGTCGTCGAAGACGGATATTATTCTTTCTATCCGGCCTGTGCAGTCTGTGAGGACGGGATATACAGTTCCGGCTCCGGCCTCTATTCGGTATACATTAACGGCAAACGCACCGGTTCTCACGTCGGAAAGAAGTATCTGATTGATCGACTGGCACATAAAACTTTTACTGTCATAACATGGGAGGAGGCACAATCATGAGAGCATTCTACAGGGACTTTTACGGATTCCATGCAAACCTGTGTCAGTACCGTACCGGATGGACGCGTCTTATTGTGCTTGACCCGCGCGGAAAGACAATCAAGCTCAAGGAATACCGTTCATGGCGCGGTGCAAAGATTGCACTTGGCATGATGTCAGACAGTTGGGTTAACGAAATCACAGGCAAACCGCTCTGATATCGGCACACCGGACCTCCACCGGAGATCCGGCAGCCGGTACCAGAATACCGGAGAAAGAGAGGAATATGTTATGTCCACGAATGACTGGAGAACGGCCGCATACGACTGGGTCACTTCACTTGACAATCCTACCCGCGCGAAGTACGCCGCGCATCGCTTGTGGAAGCAGGGGATCCGTTCCCTTGATCGTACCGTAATCATGCTTGTTTACGGTTATAACGAACATGAAACGGATATTCTGTGTTCCGTTCTTGACGAACTGGAACGGATTGCAAACGCCCGCCTTGCCGATTACAATCCGGACCTTGGTTTTTAAGAAAGGAAAAATTCAATGACAAGAGAACAAATTATGAGCTACATTCCAGAGTCAAAGCATGACGCCATTTATGACGCATGGCAGGACTCAGACGGAATCTGGATTATGCTGAATGAAGGATGGAATGCAGACCGTACGGATTATCCATGCAGAACTATCCACGAGGATTGCATCCGTGACCTGCGCTACCAGATAGCAGGTATAAACCGTATCACTCACGTTCGTATCGGCCAGCACGTAAAGATTTTTGATAACGGTTCCTTGCGTTCTCACATAACACCGCAATGGACATACGGATGCACAGGTACCGTTATCCGTCTGAACGATCAATCTGTTTCAATCCGTCTGGACTCTCATTCTCCAGGCGAAGTAGTAAGGGTAAACTACTACGATGTCAAACCGTTCCCGTAACCGTTCCGTTTTGCTCCCCGTTTGCCGCTCCGGACCCGTTCCGGGGCGGCCTTTTTTTTATGCAATTCTTTCCTTCCGTCCGTGCATAACCCCTCCGTTTCATTCATTTCAGCCTGTTGCATAATACTGCATATCGTCCGTTTTTATTCGTTCTGTATGCATAATCGTATATCTTGTGTTACCTCGCCTGTTGAAGCTCAATCCGTTGTATGCCTACTATTCGCTAAACATACGTTTCACGAATAGTACACCCGTTCTGCCCCTTCGAACCGCTCCAGGAACGTGCAGAATCCGCACGTTACTCATACTCCATTCGTTTTTTGCATTCCGTTCCATCGTTTCGTTCCAGAATCGCATCAGAAAAGCAGGGATGACTTCCATCCCTGCCCTTTTTCATTACACAAGAGAGCAACCCGTCACGTCGTAGGGTATATATTATTATTTATTCGTATAAGTAGTATATATATTATCCTTCGTCCGTTCCGTCCTGTGCTTCCGTCAGTCTTCTGCGTGGCTTATTCGCCAGTATCCGTTCGGATGCCTGCTCATCGCTCAGATCCTGTAGCGGATTATTCGGAGTTACAACCACGTCTGCCACATCTTTGTACCCGTACCAGTTTTTCGCCAGGAATATTCCGGACGCCGGATTCAGCTTCCCGTTCAGCATGTAGTCGGCCCACATTTCTTCAATAAAGTTCACAGCTTTTTTGATTATGTCAGAGTGTGTATCCCTACGATACTCTCCTCTCACCCATGTATTCAGCGTTTCCCGTGTTATCCCCAACCAATTGCACATGCCAACGATCTGAGGTTTTCTATCGTTATCTGCGCAATGCTGGAAGTACATTCCGATGCGTTCCTTGACCTGTTGAGGGTCAGAGATATCAATAGGTGGCAGATCCCATGATGCGAGTGCGAATCGGATGAACTTGGAGTTCTCGCCGGGTTCCGCACCGAAGTCTTTCATGATTTCCAAGCCGTTCTTTGGTTTACGTTTTTTGATTACGTCATTGATCTGATCGGAAGACAGTTCCGTTCCGTTGTCGTTATCGGTCATAGTGAATCACTCCTTTGCGAATCTGATGTTATCCCACGGAAGGGACTCGTACGGTTTCGATGCTTCTGGAAGGAAGCGTTTTGCCTGCGATAGGAAATGCATGATTTTCGGATACCGGCAGGGATTCGATACGAACGATGCGTTATAAGCGGATGGCAGGTCGAGGATGGAGTCGTGGCAGAGGAAGTTGAGCGTGTCTTGTTCGAGGTGCTTGTGTTTGTTGTGGTTGATGTCGTGAATAATCCGTTCTGCCATGCCATCGGAGCGGAGCTTGGAGAGGTTTATGAGCATGACACCGGCGTTATAGTACGGGTGCAGGGTATGGTCGTTATGGCGCGTCTCCTGCACGGCAGCGAAGTAGTAGTCTGATGTGTCGTAGTTCCAGATGTTTGAGAAGTCGTCGATAACGATGGTATCGGGATCCAGGAGGAGGACGCGGTCGATATCGGGGATCAGGAACGGCAGTGCCGCGCGCATGGCAGTCATGTAGGAATAATAGTGTGAGATGTTTGGACCGTCCGGTTGGAAGAAGGACTGGTTTGATACGTTAACGCAAGAGATGCATGGCGGGAGCGGTTCCGGGAAGGAGTCGTCCTCGATAAAGAAATAGATGTGATCGACCTGCGAGTGTGAGAGCAGGGACTTGGCCGCTGTAACGAGCATGGGATAGTACTTGCGGTTGCCGATGTAGGCAACGACGCGCG